CGATTCCTCCACAAAGAGTTCTTCGATTTCAAGCCGCAGTTCAAAATCTGGCTGGCTACGAATGCTCTGCCCGTCATCAAGGGCACTGACGAGGGCATCTGGCGTCGTATGAAACGTATCCCCTTCAACGTGTACATCCCGGACGGACGCGTGGACGAAAAACTCGGTGAGAAACTCCGGAGCGAGGCGAGTGGCATTCTGAACTGGGTGCTCGAAGGCCTTGAAGACTATCGTCGCAATGGATTGGACGAGCCGCAATGTGTGACTGATGCAACAGAGGCATATCGCGGCTCACAGGATTGGCTGGAGAGATTCGTTGCTGAAGAAACGACAGTGTCATCGACAGATTTCATCCAAGCTCGCAGGCTGTACGAACGCTTCTGCACATGGGCAGAGCGCACTGGAGAGTACGCGGTGAAGGAAGTGAAGTTCGCAGAGGCCATGGAGTCGCACGACTACAAAAAGACGCGTCCATATGTCGGAGGCAAGCAGGTTGCATATCAAGCATACGTGGGCATGAAGCTGAAGGACAGTCTGGCCCATCTGGTCGCACAGCCGGGAGAACTCGAAGACGTTGAGACGCTGTAGCCGTGCGAATCGGACCAATGACGCGGGACGAGCTGGCACAACGGCGTGCGGAGCATCGCGCTCTCTGGGAAAAGGTTTGGGCACTGCAACGTTCGCTGCGTCTGAGGCCAAACGCGAAGGTTCGAGCCGTCGTGGAGCGGGTCGCAAGGCGGATGGAAAAGCGCGGTGAGTGGCTCGGACAGGCCGAGGAAAGCGATCTTGACGATCTGTGAGAACAGACGTTCCAAAACCTTACAAGCGGAGGACAAGCGGGGTTAAACGTGAGTTTGTACCTATGCACACGTAGCTAGAAACTCAAATCTTAGAGAAGCACTGCAATGCTGGAAACTCCCGTTTGCCCACGCTTGTAAGTAAACCCCCGCTTGTTGGCTCCGCCGGTATTCAGCAGCTCGCTGGTATGCAAGAGCAGTTCGCATCGCGATTCCAGCCCACGCATCCCGTCTTTACGTATCAATCTTGAGTGCCTGCAAAGCCTGAACACTATTGTGCTCGCTGCCAAGGTGTGTGCACTGGTGCGTGTAATAAACAAGCGCAGCGCGAGTACGAAGCGGCCAGAGCCAACGATCCATTCAAGGCTCTGCGCAATACGGCACGTTGGCGTGGGCTCCGGCTTCGAGTAAGGCGAGAGCAACCGCTTTGTGCTGTGTGCGGGTACCGTGCATCGGTTGAGATCGACCACATCGTGCCAGCACGCGTGTGGGTGGCTCAAGGTGGAGACTATTTCGACAGGAGCAATCTGCAAGGACTGTGCAAGCCGGATCATAGTGTCAAGACTCGTCGTGAGAACGAGCAGTGAAGCAGAATGCACTCCTCCCGTCCGGCGGAGTTCCGGCCTACATACAGAGTGTCGTACTCCCGGCGGAGTCCCGAATCTCTAGGGAAATGTTGGTCGCAGCCCGTGCAGCGCGTCGGTACGCGCAAAACCATAATTTGCAGTCTGTAGAACACACTATATAGAGGATGGTTTTTGTGGCACGACCACGCACACCGATTCAATCGCGCGTTCCCGGTTCACTCGTCAACCAAGCAGCCATCATCGTGAAGCGTTCACGCGAGCCGAAGGCAGTTGGTGCCCTGCGTGGCCCATCGCGCTGGCTATCCAAGGAACAGAAAATTATCTGGCGCAAGCTGGTGAAATATTCGCCTGCCGTCCTCGGTGAAAGCGACCGTCCGCTATTGGAAATCGCAGTCGTACTCAAGGCCAAGCTGGAAGCAGCGACTATCGAGAACGTGCAGATCACGCAGTTGATCAACGTGCTCTCGAAACTCGGGATCATCCCGAAAGAACGTCAGGCGAGCGACGCCAGCAGCGCGAAGCCGAAAGACGAGTGGGATGAAGTCGATGCCTAGCTACCGGGAGATCAACAGCCTGCGCTCGCGGTTTGACAGGATGGTCCGACAACGCGGTGTGAAGGAAACCTCAACCACTTTCGACGCGTGGTTCGAGTTCTATCTGCAAGACATCCCGGTGCTGGAGCAAGTGCTGGCCGAGTTCGAACGCGGCTTAACGCGGACGAGTGCCCTGTCACCAGAGCGGCTCGCCGAACACAGGAGTCAACGTGGCTCCTAAACCAAAACGTGACCACTCAGCCATCGCACTTCGCTACGCTCAAGATGTAGTCGGTGGCTCGATACCTGCCTGCGGTTGGGTGAAGAAAGCCGCACAGCGTCACCTTGACGATCTGGCGAACGACTCCGTCCTGTGGCCTTACACGTTCGACACGAAGAAGGCCAACCGTGCCTGCAAGATCATCGAACTTTTCCCACTGGTCAAAGGCTCTAAGTTTCTCGGGAAGAATCTCGTACTTGAGCCGTGGCAGTGCTTCTGCGTCGCGCTGCTATTCGGTTGGGTGAAGAAGGACACCGGGAAGCGTCGGTTCCGCAAAGCCTATATCGAAGTGCCCAAGGGCAACGGCAAGTCTGCCCTGATGTCGGGCATCGCGCTGGTCATGCTGGCCTGCGACGGTGAGCCGGGAGCCGAGGTTTACTCCGCTGCCATCACCAAGGAACAGGCCAAGATCGTCTTCGAAACAGCGCGACAGATGGCGTTGAAGTGTCCGCGATTCCTTGAAAAGTTTGGCGTGGAGGTAGCGGCTCACGATATTCATCTCGTCGACGACACGCTGTCAGTTTTCCGCGCGCTGGCCAGTGAAGCGGACTCGCTCGAAGGCAAGAATCCTCACCTGTGCGTCATCGACGAACTGCACGCTCACCCGACTCGCAAGCTGTACGAAAACTTGGAGTCCGCCATGGGCAAGCGTGACAACAACCTTCTGCTCAGCATAACGACGGCTGGCTCCGACCGTCTGGGCATCTGCTACGAAACTCGCGGCCACGTGATCGAAACTCTGGACAAACTTTTCGTGGATGAGTCCCTGTTCGGCATCATTTATACGCTGGACGACACTGACGACTGGACACTAGAGCAGAATTGGATCAAGGCCAACCCGAATTGGGGAGTCTCCGTGGAGCCGGAGACCATTATCAACGACGGCAGACGCGCCATTTTCACCACGCACAAGCAGCCGTCGTTCCAGACCAAGCACCTTGACATCTGGGTAAACGCGGACAACGCGCTGGTTTCCGCTCGGGATTGGAAGGCTTGCGAAACCGCAGGCATGGATATCGAGGATTTCTGCGCCGATCCATGCGTGATTGGACTCGACCTTGCGAGTGAATTGGACCTGACAGCGCGGATGAACGTGTTCATGCGCAGGAACGATGATGGCAAGATGCATTACTACGTGTTTGGAAAGTACTGGCTCCCGGCTGAAACCATCGAGAAATCCAGCAACCCGAAGTATGAAGGCTGGGCACGGGAGCAGTACATCATTCGCTCCGAAGGTGCGACCAACGACTTCGACGAGATCGAAGCCGACATCAAGGAAGCTGCCAGCCAGCTAGACGTGCAAAATATCGCCTACGACCCGTGGCAGATGAAGCAGATGGCCGATCACCTAACTGCAAACGGTGCGCCGATGGTGAAGGTCAGGCCGATCATCGAAAACTTCAGTCCTGCCCTGAAGAAATTGCTCGCTCTTATCGCTGACAAACGCATTCACCACGATGGCGACCCTGTGCTGGCGTGGGCAATGAGCAACGTTGTCGGCCATATCGACGTGAAGGACAACATTTTCCCACGCAAAGAACGCTACGAAAACAAGATCGATCCTGTCGTAGCACTGCTGATGGCTCTGTGTCTCGTGGGCGATGACAAACCCAAGCCGAAATTCTGGGTGGTCACATCGAAGGAGCCGTCGAAACCCATCCACGCGATGACGCGGCAAGAACTCCTGAACAAGTACGCCGACTAACCTCTACCAAAAGTTCTGACTTCCGTATTCCTCAATTGAACGTGACCCACAGGTCACGTGCCCGAGCATTGCCAGTCCGACGATTGGGTGCCGCGCACGTTCACGGATTTATCACAATGTCTAAGGAAACTCTGGTCACCCGCAAGAACGAAATCATCGCCGCTCAGGAAAAGCTGGTTATAGCCGCGATGGAAGCGAAGGTTTGGTCTCCGGCTCAGGAAACTGAGTACACCAACCTCACCAACGAAATCAAGAACCTCGACACCACGATTGCTCGTTTCGACGCTGTTGCCGCAAGCAAGAAGGCACAGAGCGAAGCTGGCTCGGACGTCTTTGTTCCCAACACCGACGGCAAGTCGGAAAAGAAAGGGTTCTCGGCTGCGTACAACACCGCGTTCTGGAACTACATCCGCACGCGCAAGTTCGACAACTCGGCTCTGTCCGAGGCTGGCACCGCAGCGGACGGTTCGTACCTTGTCCCAACGATGACCGATCCCACGATCCCGGCTTTGGCTGTGATTGAAGCATCGGCTCGTAAGCTGTCTCAGGTCATCACGACCGAGATGGACATCAAGCTGCCCTATCAGGCCAGCAAGACGGTCGCTGCTGCGAAGTCTGAGTCCACCGACGAAGGCACCAACGCATTCCCGACCAACGTTCCGACGTTCAACACCACGACTCTGTCAGCCTATATGGCTGGCGACAGCGTGGCAGTTTCGTGGGAATTGCTGCAAGACGTGGGCGCACTCGCTGCGTTCGTGACCGCTGACTTGAACCGCGCTGTCTTCAACTACGAAGAGAACAAGTTCATCAACGGCTCCGGCTCCGGCGAGCCTTTGGGATACCTGAACGGTGTCTCGACTCCGCGCTCGGCTTCTCTGTCAATCGACAGCGTTCTGGATCTCACGGGTGACTTGAACAAGGCGTACTACGCCAATGCCAAGTTCCTCGGAAATCGTCAGACGCTCATCGCGCTGATCAAGGCGCAGATCGCTGCCAACCAGTTCCAGACCTTCATCACGTTTGACGCTGACGGCACGATGCGTCTGTTGGGCTACGAAGTGAACTTCTCCAGCGACATGCCCGTTTACGCAGCGTCTCCGGCGGTTGACGGCTCGCTGCTGTTCGGTGACTTCGCTGCTGGATGGGTCATCGGTGATCGTGGTGGCTCCGCCATCCGCGCCAAAGTGCTCGATCAGGTGGCTGCTCTGAACGGTCAGACTGTGGTTCTCGGCTATCGCCGTACCGACCAACGCTGCCGCATTCAGGAAGCTGTCCGCGCACTGTCGATCACGGGCTAATCGCCTGCGATTGGAAGCTTGGGCCACTCTGGTATCAGCAGAGTGGCCCTTTCTGTTTTGCGTGACTTCCTAGCCCAGTAATAGAGGTCCAATGACCTCCGTGTAGCTTTTGCCCACGTTCGTGTCCACCGACACTTAAAGGCAGCAAAACATGGCAACAATGACCTTCGCCGAAGGTGTGGCGTACTCCGATGCAGCACTCAAGGCGTTAAAAGAAGCTGAAGCCGCTCGTCCCAAGTTTCGCAACGACGGTGCCAGCACTCTAGCCGCACCATCCGCCGAACTCCTTCAAGCCTTGATGGGTTTCCCGACCGCTGCTGGGAAGCCAGTCACACGTGCTACTGCCGTACGCATCATCAGCTTCCTCTCCGGCGTGAAAATGCTCGCCAACGACATCGCCAAGATGCCGCTCGTGCTTCGCGAGACAAGCATCGTCGATGGACGCCAGCGCACAAGACCTGCCATCAACGATCCTCTCTATTCGATCCTGAAGGACTGCCCGAACGACTGGCAGACGAGCTATCAGATGCGCTGGTTCCTCGCGTCGCAGCTAATCATGGCCAGCAACTGCTTCTGCCAGAAGATCATGACGAAGGACGGCACCAAACTCCTGAAGCTGATCCCGCTGCAAGCCTTCAACATGTCGCAGAAATGGGATCGCACCGACCCGAAGCAGCCCACGCTGTTCTGGATGTACAGCGACGGACTCGGAAACATTCGTCGCTTCGAGCAGAACGAAATCTGGCACGTCTCCGCCATGAACATTGACGGCATCGGCATTGAAGGTGGAGCGATTATCGCGCTGGCAAAAGAGGCTTTGAGCGTACTCATCGCGGCTGAAGAGGCTGCTGGTCGCAACTTCGCAAACGGTCTGGGCATGGGCGGATTCATCTCCTTCCCGCAAGGTGTGGAGATCACGGAGCCACAGGCTCAAGACGTCGTTGACCGACTGAAGAAAGACTTCTCCGGCTCGCAGAACGCTGGCAAGTTCACCGCGCTGCCCTTCGGTGGCAAGTTCGAGAAGATGACGTTCACTCCGCAAGAGGCTCAGTTCCTAGAGTCGCGCAAGTGGAACGAAGAGTCTGTCATCCGGCTGCTCGGTGGCGCACCGCTGCTGGTCAAGCAAGGAATGACTGCGCAGAACTCGACTTACGCATCTTCGTCAGCCTTTCTGGACGACTACTTCAACACGTGCCTGTCGCCATACTGCACCAACATCGAGCAGTCGATCACTCGTGACCTGATTGCTCCCAAGGATCGTGGACGGCTGAGTGCAAAGCACGACTCGTGGATCATCCTGCGTGGTTCACCGAAGGAGCGTGCGGAATATTACAAGGATCGCATCACCAATGGCTCGATGTCGCCGAACCAAGTGGCAATTCTCGAGGACGAGGACACGATTGAAGGCTTTGGAGAGTACCGTTTCTTCCCGGCTAACTCCGCATACTTCGATCCGGAGACTGGCTTGGCTGCGATTCCCGGACAATCGGAGCCTGCTGCCAACCCTGCTGAGGCGTCGGAGCCAGAAGAGGCAGACGAGGAATCGCTTGGTGGCACTCCTCCACCTGCTGCGGTGCCTGCAAAGGTGCAGAACAGGCTGGCAACCATCGCGAATGCGCTGGCTGAACGGGTGACCCGCAAGGAAGCGAAGTCCGGGTCCGCTGATGCGAAGTTTGTGGCTGAAGTGATGGCCATTTCTATGGAAAAGGCTGAAGCGTACGTCGCCAGCCGGAAGTCGCTGGACGAAATACAAGCCCGCGCTGCTCTGGTGGCGTTGGCGCAAGGAGAAAACTAATGAGCAAGCTATTCACACTGCGTAAGGCCAAGAGCACGTCATTCAAGGCGTCCGCCACTGAAGGCGTTCTGTGCCTTGAGATGTACGACGTCATCGGAGCCGACTTCTTCGGCGATGGCATCACGGCGCAGAGCGTGTCGGATGCAATCGCCAACGCTGGCGTGCACAACAGCATCACGCTGCGCCTGAACAGTCCCGGTGGCGATTTGTTCGAGGGAGTGGCCATCTACAACTTGCTGAAAGCCAATGCCAAGCCTGTGAACGTCGTCGTGGACGGCATGGCGGCTTCTGCTGCCTCGCTAGTCGCGATGGCTGGTGACAAAGTCACCATGGGAACAGGCACGATGATGATGCTTCACCGTGCTCTGGCCATGTGCGCTGGCTTCTCGGATGACTTCCGCAAGATGGCCGACACGCTGGACACAGTCTCCGCGTCCGCTGCCGATCTCTACGTCGCGAAAACTGGCCTGAAGAAGGACGACGTTCTGTCCATGATGGCTGCCGAGACGTGGCTGAGTGCACAGGACTGCGTGGACAAAGGCTTCGCCAACGCGATTTCGACCGACGAAGCACAGATTTCCAACGAGTTCGATCTGTCGATCTTCAAGAACGTCCCGGCTGCACTGAGGGAAGCCGCGAAGAACGAGGCAAAGCCGGAGCCCGTCGCTGACAACACAGAGGCACTGGTCGAGATTCTGGGCAGGCGTCTGGAGATTCTGAAAAGGAAGTAACCCCATGTACCAAGAGATTCTGACACCGCGCTCGACACCAGTTATCACACCTGAGCAACTGGCTGCATTCGGTCGCTTTGATGTACCCGACGAGTACGACACCAGTTCTCCGCCGAACGTGACGGAGGATTACCAGTACCTGCTCGACTCCATCGAGGCTGCAACCGATGCTGTGGAAACTCTGGCGGCTGTCGCGTGCATCAGCGAGGAAATTCTGCTGACGTTCGACTTCTTTCCGGGACAGCAAGACCCGCGCCAACTGTACAACTACCAGATTGGCTATGCCTACGATTGGACACCTTGGTGGTGGTATGGCTTCCCCTCCGCGGACTCCATCGAACTCGTGCGTCGTCCGGTGTTGGACGGCACAGCAGGTTCACCGCCAGCGCATCCGGCTCCAGTCGTGACTTACATGGACGTGGACGGTGACATGCAAACCATGGACCCGACGATCTACGACGTGTTCGCCAACAAGATCACCCTGTTACCGGGAGAGTTCTGGCCACGTGCAGCCGCTCGCCGTCAGGACGTGATTCGTGTCGATTACTGGTGCGGCTATAGCGAGACACCAGAAGGAGTGCCAGCGAAGTTGAGACAGGCCATTAAGTTCCTCGCGAACTGGTGGCATGAAAATCGGCTTGCTGTGGGCACGGAGCCGACAACCGAAGTCATGTTCACCTTGAACTCGCTGCTTGCTGAGTATCGGTCAGTGAGGATTCCGCGCTAATGCCTCTACCTAAGAATCCGGCTGGCGTTCGATACAAAAGTTCGAACGCCTACAACTGTCTAGTTACGTTCCTCCAGCCCAACGCTGGAGCGGCTGCTGACGGCACACCCAACGCACCGACGGTGGTGAGGGAGAACGTCCGCGCCAACGTAGCTCAGTGGCGTGGGAAGGAAGCCGACAAGACCGACACCCGCGTTGCGGTGTCGAGCTACAAGATCATCATTCGCTATCCGAAGACGTGGTCGGTTGACACAGGAATGCAGATCAACTTGCGGAACCAGCTTCATGAGATCGACAGCTTTTCCGATCCAGACGGGCAGCAGGTTGAGCTACACATTTGGACGTTCGTGACGGATGACACGGTGAGCAACTAATGATCGAAAAGGGATTGCTGCAACTCGTGGCTTCGGACGCTGGTGTTCAGGCACTGGTGGGGCAGAACGTCTATTGGGTGCTTGCTCCCAAGGGCCAGCCCGTGCCCTACGTCGTCCTGAGCCGCGTGACCACGAAGGATTCCTACGACATGGTGGGAACCACAGGCTTGCGCGAAGGCGTCTTTCAGGTGGACTGCTACGCCAGCGGTGCTGGCAATATCGGTTATTACGCCAGCAGGGCCATCGCGAAGGCCGTGCGCAATCTGCTCGAGAATTTCAAAGGCGTCCTGCCTGACACCGACTCCACCGATGTCCAAGCTGTCTTCACCGACAAGGACTGGGACATGCCTTATCAAGAAGGCGCGAAGGGATTTGTGTTCCGTGCTTTGTTGCACTTCAGAGTGCATTTCGAAGAGGCATAAACTGTAGCAGGCCATTTCACTCATGCATTGACCCTGCCTGCCTCTCAATGAGTAGAGTCGAGAAGAGGCGCAGTAGCGTTAGCCTCCCGGTGGCAGTTGGTCAGGTGTTCACCTGGCCGCC